CTAAGTTGAAGGCTGAACCGGCGGCGCGACGGCAGGCGCAACCGGTGCTGGAGCAGCAACGGGTGCCTGCGCCGATTTTGGAGCCGGTACCGGCACGGCGAATGCCGCGACCGCGTCCGCTTGATTCGAAAATCCCTTTTGGGTCGCCACCGTTTGCAGTTGCACCGATTTCGTCAGTAGGCGCTTCATCCCGAGATAGGTGCAGGGCTCTGCGTAGCGAAGCGCGGCGTCACGGGCGGTCTCGAATGTCGCAGGATGATCGGCCATAATAGATTTGCGCACTTCAACCTGCTCTGCTCGCACCAAAGGCTGAAGCGTCGCTAGATCGGGAGTCACCAAATAGCTCGCATCATAGTTTCGGACTAAACCGTCGCCAAAGCCCGTGGCGGACGCCACGGCACTAGTTGCGATGGAACCTGCATTTGAGATCCCGAGAATGGCCGTAACAAATGTTCCAACGTCGTTTATGTTAGTTCTGACATTTTGTCGATGGAGCGCAGCTGCATTGGTTGATCGAAAAAAATCATCGCAGAGACTATTGGTTAGCGTAAAAGCCGACCGCAGGTAAATATCAACCTCCTCCTGCGTACCGTCTGTCCTAAACATAAGGCATTTTCGGCTACCGGTGCTAATAGGTTTGCAGCCGAAGGAGCCAGCCTGGTTTTGATCTTTTTCTACAAAAGCGACCGCGAGATTGTTACGCAACGCCGTAACCTCGGGCCCAAGGGCCGGCGTCGGCGCCGATATGTCGGTTCTTAGTCGCCCGACTTGACTGCAGCTAGCAAGCGCAAGGGATGCGACAATCGCGATAAAGCGCATAGTATACCCCTATTCCTATACAGCGCAGCGTCGTATCAAATTTTTCAAGAGACGCATATATTATTATTTCAGACGAATCCGATGTTGCTTTACAACGCTTCAACAGCGACTTGAGCGGTGGCTGCGGCCGTGGAAATATGACCTGGTCAATGCGATGAATCTGACATGGCGCGATTTGGCCGAGGATTTCGGGTTTGAGCCTTTGCCGCTTGGAAGAAGGAAGGCGGGTCCCGGGTCAAGCCCGGGATGACGACGGGGCCTCACGTAAAATCCTCCCTGCGCCGAAGGCGTGGGGAGGTGGCGGCGCGAAGCGCTGACGGAGGGGCTTTGGCGCTACCGTTGCTGCCCCTCCACCACGCCCTTCGGGCGCGGTCCCCCTCCCCATGGCTTCGCCACAGGGAGGATTGGCCGGGTCCGTCTTGGCTCGCTTCTGGCAACGATCGACATGGTAGAACCATATAGGTTATTATCCTTGACATCGTCACGCTGATATGGCACATGTCTCTCATCATGCAGAATTGCGAGTCGGGCCGGGGCCTCTTCCGATGGGAGGGGCTTTCCGGCCCTTTTGCTTTGGAGGCGGGCGATATGGACGAGGTGCAGCGAAACGAGGGTGACGACGAGGGCGAGGAGATTACCCCCTATAGCGCGGGGCCGGCGCAGCGGCGGAAGGCGAAGCCGCTTCGCTGGACCAAGGCGCGGCGCACGGCCTTCCTGACCGAGATGGCGCACAGCTGTAACGTCCGGCGCGCGCAGAAGGCTTCGGGGATCAGCATGCGCGGCGCCTATGCCCTGCGCTATCGCGATCCCGAATTCGCGAGCCAATGGCAGCAGGCGCTGGAACTGGGCTATGCGCGGCTGGAAATGGCGCTGGCGCGGCGGGCGCTGGAGGTGCTGGGCGAACTGCAACTCGACGAGCGCGAGGAGCCGCTCGAGAAGATGACGGTCGAGCAGGCGATCGCGGTGATGAACCAGCATCGGCGCAGCGTCCAGCAGGGGCGCGCGCACCAGCGGGGGCTGCCGCGCGTCGCGACACAGGAAGAAACCGACGCGGTGCTGCTGAAGAAGATCGCGATGATCAAGCGCCAGCGGGCGCTGCGCGGCGTGACCGTCGACGGCGGCGAGCTGGTCGCCAAACCCGCGCCGCGCGAAGGCGATGCCCCCGATGGCGCATCGGACGGTGACGCGTGAAGCTGGAATCGACGCCGGCCGCGCGGCAGGCGCGGTCGGATGGCGTTTTTGCGGACATGGGGGAAATGACGCCGAGCGAGTGGCGCAGGCTGATGCGCGCGCTGAGCAAGGGGCAGAAGGCCGAGCTGATCGCGCGCTGGTACGGCGCGGAGAATAAGGGGCAGCGCACCCCGCCGGGGGACTGGCGCATCTGGCTGATCCAGGCGGGGCGCGGATTCGGCAAGACGCGGGCGGGCGCCGAATGGGTGAGCGAGGTGGCGCGCGATCGGCCGGGGGCGCGGATCGCGCTGGTCGCGGCGACGATCGCCGACGGGCAGCGGGTGATGATCGAGGGGCCGAGCGGGCTGATCGCGGTGGCGCGATCGCATGAAGAACCGCGCTGGGTCGCGGGGCGGCGCGAGCTGCTGTTCGACAGCGGTGCGGTGGCGATGCTCTATTCGGCCGAGGCCGGCGAGGAATTGCGCGGGCCCGAACATCATGCGGCCTGGTGCGACGAGCTGGCGAAATGGCGGCGCGGGACGGCGGCGTGGGACAATCTGATGCTGGGCATGCGGCTGGGCGCGCATCCGCGGGTGCTGGTGACGACGACGCCGCGGACCAATGCGGCGATGCGGCGGGTGCTCGCGGCGCCGGGCATGGTGCCGACCTATGGGCGGACGGGCGAGAACCCGCACCTGCCCGAAAGCTTCGTCGAGGCGATGCTGGCGAGTTATGGCGGGACGCGGCTGGGGCGGCAGGAACTGGGCGGCGAGATGCTCGAGGATGTCGAGGGCGCGCTGTGGAGCCGCGCGCTGGTCGAGGCGTGCCGGGTCGATGCGGCGAGCGTCGGCAAGCCGGTGCGCGTGGTGATCGGGGTCGATCCGCCGGCGACCAGCGAAGGCGATGCGTGCGGGATCGTGGTCGCGGCGCTGCTGCGCGACGGGCGGCTGGCGGTGCTGGAGGATGCGAGCGTCGAGAAAGCGTCGCCTGGCGTGTGGGCGCAGGCGGTCGCCGCGGCGGCGGCACGCCGGGGTGCCGACCGGGTGGTCGCCGAGAGCAATATGGGCGGCGAGATGGTGACGGGCACGCTGCGCCAGGCCGATTGCACGCTGCCGGTGGTGGCGGTGCACGCGAGCGTCGGCAAGGCGCGGC